CTGTTTCAATATCAAGTTCTTGTGTTGTCATGTCAAAATATTGAACATGAATAACTGTATGTCTTGCTTTTAAACTTGAACCGTTATAAACAAAACCGTCTTCTGTAATATTAGAATTATTAAAAATATATTTTGAAGCTTGACCCTCAGCGTCTTGTTTTATTGCTATTGTGCCAGCCGCATAAAAAGCAATGGCTCTCATGGCACTACATAAAGCATTGATGACGTTGAAGGCCTCGTCTTGCTGAGTGATTGAAATATTTACAGAGAAGCGTGGCTCCGTAGATCCTGTTCCAGAACCATCATCAACTAAACCGCCACAATATTCGCTAACACTTTTGAAGGTAAATTTATCGAGAGAACTTTCTTCAATATCGCATCCATAACGATCATTAATGAGCAAATCATATAAAATCCAAGCTGGATCTGAACACCATTCTTTGTCAGCTTTGAATGTTCCATCCCAAGTACCAGCATAAGTTAGATTTCCAAATGTACTGTTAACGGTTGCATTGCTTGGAATTTTTACTTTTATTCCTCTTATGCGATAACGTCTATTTGGGATTCTCGGAAATTTTTCTGCACTAAAACGCAAAGCAACATGAGCCGTATTTGGATAGGCATTTTGAGTCATAATTATATTTGTTGCACTTGAAAATCTAAAAGCATTAACAGTCCTTGAATCTGTACTATCTGCTGTTACTCTTTCAACTCTTATCTGAACAGGAAAGCTTGTACTTGACTTTAAGTTTATTAAATAATCTCTGTTATAAGCATTTGTCGATCTGCCTTTTACTGTGTCATTAACTGCTGTTGTAGTTGTGCCATCATTTTCAATAATTTTAATTAATAAATTAACCTCTGTTCCATCAATACCACCCTCACTATTGAACACTTGCATAGAGGGGAATTGAAGCGTCACCCTTACTGCGTTTATATTTGATTGACTAACTGTATGTGTTACTGGATTTGTTGTTGTTACAGTTGTTCCAATACCAACTTCTGTTTCAATATTTTTTATGCCAGAAATAAAAGTTTGATTTGATGTGCCTTCTCTAAATTCAAAACCAACATCTTTAAAATTAAAATCACTATCATTCGGTGCTGTGACACTAGCAGCCGATTGTAATATTGGAGTTTGATTTAAGAAAATATCTTTTTTAAAACTGTTTATATAAGCTGTTGAAGTTTTATCTGTGATGCCATTTTTTGATGCTGTTGCACTTCCTTCTATTTCCCCCTCAGAAATTAACTCTACTATTGTATTAAATTGTTTTGAAGATAAAGCTCCACTAGGTAAATCAGGATTAGAAAAAGTTGTACTCTGATCAAATTCTTTAATAGACATTAATTTGTACCCTCCACTTGAACAGTATCAATTCCATTTGATACCACTATAGAACCAACCAAAATTTCACCATATGCCACATTAACTGGAATACCCGCTTGGCTAACATTTGTTAGGCCTGTGAATGAATAATTAGATGATAAAGCTGCTGGATCTAAAGGACTTTGTTTTGATTGTTCATTTTGATTATTTTGATTTCTCCCTAGTAAATCATTTACACCTCTCATTAATAAATCTGTCACTACATAAGTAATCACATACTGTAGAATTTTTTGTGCTACATATTTTTTTACAACATATTTAACTCCAAAATATATAAGTGTTCCGATAATATTTCCATGAACTATCGGAATGATTTTTATATCTTGCTCAGTCTGCATATTCATTGAATCTTGTGTTATTTTTTTATCTCCAACTTGAACGCAATAAATTTGGTTTGCCATCTTTTCCTCAAGACCTTTATAATTACAAAACAAAAAACTAAAAGCTTGATGAGGTGAACTTACATCAGCCATAAATTCAGATTGACCTGTATATTTTCTTAAAACACCGTAAACTTTTATTTTTTTAAGCATTATCTTTTGGTGTAATTACAATCATTTTATCTAAGTCTGGACAAACTAAATAAAAAGGTACTTGTATTGCATCACAACTAGAAATATCTGGTTCTGAAAATTGCAAGACGTTATTTGGATGACTATGGACTATTCCGACAACTTCTCCCTTATCTTCTCCATCTGCATAATCAAAAGGATTTATAACAAAAGTATTTGTTTCAAATTCATGGGCAACATTTTCACATTTAAAATATTCAAAACCTTTTTCTGTTTTTAAAAATAAACCACATGATTCATTAGGTTGCTCTTCTTTTGCATGAGCAATAGCTTGTTTTTTGCAGTCTTCATTCATTAATTTACAAAAGTTCCTACACCTTCAAAATCTTTTCTTGTGACTTGTCTTGCTGGTATTCTTTTATTTTGCATATCGAGCCTGTTAACTAACTCAAACTGTACTGCATCCCTTGATTCTTGTATTTTTCTATCTATAAAATGTATTTCTTTAGGAAATTCATTTGAACTTGGTGTACCAAATGGGTTAGTACCACCGCTAAAATTAGAAGAATCTAAAGCATCAGCAGTTAAAGTTCTTCTTGTAAGTTTTGCATCTAACAAATCATTGTGTGGAGTAACTAAATTCACTGAAGCAAGCAAGTCTGTTACTCTTATTACTGACCCTAATCTTGTAATACCACCTAAATTACTCATTATTATTTGTGGTCTAGGGATTTGTCCTTTGCCAGTATATTCATAACCAGAGGCAACCACTGGAAATCTTTCATAAGTGTTTGACTGCCAGACAATATTTGCATAACTATCAATATTAGTTCCAGAATGAAATCTGAAAATAGTAGGAACATTAGTTGGATTTCCTGTCGCATAATGCAAACCCTCTACAAGCTCCAGTTCAAAAAGTTCGATTATTGAATTTGGATTAATTTTTTGTAATTCTGAATGTGGTATAGCCATCAGGGTTCAAATACTTCTTTAAAAGTTAAATTCATTGTTACTCTCTCATTTACAGGGATTGAACTTGATCTACGAGTACAAATAAAATTTCTTGCAGATGATTCTCCTCCTATTGTGTACTGAAAAGCATCTTGATCGTCAAAACGTGCATTGAGAAAAGTATTTATTGTATCTGCATCTGACTGTGAAATATTAAAAACTAAACTTACTTGATGATACCTCTTGTTTGCTGCAAGTCCTCTTACTAATCTTTGCTCATAACCATCACCAAGTTTTACAACAATATTATCTTGTTCTATAGTTTGTGTTTCACCGTAAGCTGGTTTTATTGATGGAAAAGTTGCCATTATGCTAATAAACCTCCATTACGTTTTTCTTTTACAAGTGTTTCTTGCACCACAAGAGCTATTGTTTGACCAAGCTCCTGTGACATTGCATTATCACCTTCAACTGAGCTACCAGAGGCATCTACTGACACATTAACAATATTAGTAATACTGTCTCCACCTCCTAATTTATTATTAGGAATTATTGTACCAGCAGAATTTGGAACAAAGAGTTCTGGGCCACGTTCACCAACCAATGAAGCTTTATTAACAGGCGGCCTTCCACCATTTGCAAATCCTTGTGAAGATTGAAGAAAATCTGATGCAGTATTTATTCCAAGATCAAAACCAAAACTTGATCCACCATTACTTCCTTTAGAAAAAATATCATTTAAAAAATTACCACTATTTTTATTTTTATCACCTCCGAAAATATTACCTAAAAATCCACCGATTTTATTTCCTAATCCAGCAGTTGCTTGTTGTAAAGCTACCTCAATAAGTTTTTGTTTTAGTTGATTTAAAACACCAATAGCAGCTTCACCTAAAGTCTTTGTACCATTCACCGCATCAGTCAGGTTAGAAACAATGCTTTGTTCTATTCCTTGACCAATCTCCATAAATTTTTCATTTAATTTATCTGTTTCAGATTTAACATTTAATAATTCATCAGCAAATTTAAATGTTCCAAGAGAAAGGCCATTAACTAAAAAGTTTGTTTGCTCTAAACTACCATTAAATAAGTCATTTATAGTAACAGTTCCTTCAACAGCAGTTTTTATCTTTTCAGTATTATCTTTTGTTTTTATCACCTTTTCGTTGGTTTTTTTATTTGCTTCTGCTAATTTTTTTTGCACTTCTAATTGTTCTTTTAATCTTTTTGCAACTTCCGCATTTATTAAAGCATTTGTTATTTGCGACTGAACATTTGCTGGCTGTCCTTTAAATTCTTTACCTTGAAAATTCACCTTTATTTCTCCCATTCCAAATGGGCCACCCACCATTCCCAAAAAACTGCCAGCTTGTTCTTGTACAATATTTTCAGCCTGTTTTTTTAAAGCTTTTTTATCTGTGTCTGTTATTGAGCCTGCGGCGATTGCTTGATTTATATTTGTGACAAGATCAATCGCAACATCTAAAGCACCTTTTAAAGCTGGTTCTAATTTTTCTCCTATTCTTTGAGCTAAAGTTTCAACACCATCAACTAAAGTGCTAAATTTACCAAACAGAGTATCGCTTTGTGCGGATGCACCGCCAAAAAATTCACCGTTTTTACTTGTCAAATTTATAATTGCTTGTCTAAATTTATCAGCACCAATTTCACCTTTACTCATAGCTTTTGCAAGCTCCTCACCAGTTAAACCTGTGATTTTTTCTAATTCTTTAGTCACGTTTATTCCTTTCTCCAAAAGCATAATATTTTCTTCTTGCATAAATTTATTCTTTGCTTGAACTTTTCCTATTGCTAGAGCAACACCATCTATGTCGGCTCCAGCAGTACCAGCTATATCTGCAATTCTCTTAGTTATATCTACTACATTTTCAGTTTCAAAGCCAAAGGCTTTCATTCGTTTTGCAACCTCTATAAGTTCAGATGATTTAAAAGGTGTTACAGCACCAAATTCTTTAATTTCTTGAACAATTTTTTTTGCTTTTTCAGCACTTCCTGTCAAAACTGTTAAAGCTTTTGTTTGTCTTTCAAGTTCTGCTGTTTGAAAAATAACAAATTTTGCTGTGCCAACAACTGCTAATGCAGCCAATAAAGGTCTTAATGCTCCTACTAACCCTTTAACACCTGTTGACGCTACTTTTGCAGATTTTCCTGTATCCCTTAAAGATCTATTTGATTTATCTAATCTTCCTTTTAATTTATCTGTAGTTTGACTTAATTTTTTTGTTTGGTCATTAACTCTTTTTAATGGTGTTATCGCATTTTGTGCATCAACTATTAATCTAACCGTTGATTGTGCCACAGAAACAAATAACCTTTATTATATATTACCTTGATTTAGCTTTTTGTCGTTGCATTTCTTTTTGTTCTCTTTCATTCTTGTAATCATAATATGCAGCCCAATATACAAGCTCCTCTTCCGTTAAAAGATTTCTGAGTTCAGTTAAAGTTTTGCCAAGTTCTGTTGCTAGGAAGAATTCAAAATTTAGCCAATTATCCCCTTTTATTCTTTTTTTGCTGAATCAATATCAACCTGTATATCCATCATAAAAAGCTCAAGTTCATTTAATACTTTTTCTGGTAATGATCTTTGCAAAATCGGTGCATCTGACATATCAAATGCAAGTGAGCCATCTTCTTTTTGTGCTGTCTGACATAAAAGCTGTGTAGAAACAACTAAGCCTTCATCACTTCCAGCTAATTGTTGTGCCTTTTTTCTATCAAATCTGGTTATTGGTGGAAAATATAATACAGATAAAACTTTATCATTAGAATCTTTCAATTCATATTTGCGTCTAGTGGTCATTTCATCTTTAAAC